GCCAGGCGGTTTTTTATTTTGACCATTTTGGTGAAGTTACCGAAATGGTATTTAGTAAATTGTTTTGTCAGAGTCTGACAAAAGTATTTTGTATAAAAATCTGTGCATAAATTGACAGATGATGTATAAACTATTATAATGACAATAAGTTAACTCGAGAAGGATATGGCTGGGTTCCTGAATGGGAGTAGGCAGTAATGCTTAGAATTTCCTTTGCCCCTGGGGTTGACTTATTTTTTTGTCTTAATATTATCTAAAATATGTTCTGGATCTTTTGTAAGTTCGACCACAATAAAATCAATTGCTTGCTGAGAATAGGTATATTGTGGTTGTTCATACTGTGTATGAATATAACAAAACTTTTGATTGGCTTTTAATCCATAGTGTTTACAAAAATTATTAAAATGAAAACGGTTAAACTCAGTATTTTTACCATTATATTTTAACTGAATATTTTTCTTACTTATTTGTTTTTGTATAGCATCGATACAATGTTTTGCAGTATAACAGTGTGTTTTGTTTGGATCTTTCAGCTCTTTAATGATCTGCACAGGAGTATCAGCTGATTTATCAACTTTTACAAAAGAAGTAGCTTCTTCTTTTTTCTTTGTAATATAATGATGATGTTCTATGGTGATTGCAAATTTAGCATTATTATTCTGGGATAGAGTATCAATAGCATCACGTGTTTTGAATATTTTTGTAGCAATCTGTTCAGGATATTTTGCAATTATTTCAGATTCATTCAGGGCTTTCATGCTGACAGACAGTGTTAGAAAGTTTTGAGGAATGATTTCTGTCATGTCTATAGAATGAAATAACATCATTTTGTCATTAAAATTCAATATACAAGATTGAAATAATGGAACATATACCATTTCATATTCTTCTACAATAAAGTGTGTACTGGTATTGCGAAGATCAATAATTTTTTCAAGATTGATACGAAGAGGATCTTTATTATTTGTAAATACTTGTTGGATACAGTTTTCCAAAGATAAAGTTCGTTCTGGATTATCTTTATAATATATACTATTTTCGCCTTTTGCTTTTATCATATAAGCTTTAAGCATTAATTCCCAGGCATTGCAGATAAAGAAACTAAAACCTTCAATTCTATATTTGATTGTTGGTTTATTGTATATTTCTATTGCCATGGTAAAAGCTTCTTTTGATTTGTCAAGTAGTTTTTCTGTAAGGTCCATATGTTTACTCCTTATTATACCTGCTGTACTTTTTACTGCTTTGTCAGAGTCTGACAAAATAAATCTATTTCAATCTCAACCGAATCAATTCCTCACTATACCCAAGTGCCAGTGCGATCTGATTCGTCGTAAATTCCTTCATCCATTTGTCATGATCGTAATTATTATTGATTATATCTTCAACCAAACGTTTGAAAGTATTTTTATCGCATAAGACAAATTCATAAAAGTGATTCATTACTTCACAAGCATCTTCAAAAATTGTTTGAGAATAAAATTCTCTTAAATTATAAATTTTTCCTACAAGATATGTTAAATATGGTTCATTAAAAGAATCTGAATGTACACGTGTAGAAGAATATACGCCATCGTTATATAATGATATGCTGCTAAAATTTGAAGCCATAATCTCAAAGTAGAGTGCCTTTAGGTAGTACAGAAGAGAATCTTCCTGTTTACCTGAATCACCTAGCCATTCAGCCATAGATCGATAATTACATGTTAATAAATTGAATTTACTATTTTTCATGTATTCAAATTCTCGATCATTGAATATAGACCAAATGATCTTATGAAAATCATAATTATTTGGACATGATTTCTTAGCAGATATATATTCGTCAATGCCTATCCCTAATTTGATTCTGTGGTTAAACAGATCAATATAATCTTTGTGATTTTCCACAAAATATTTTCCCTTATTAGATAGAGAATAAAATTTTATATGATCAGCATTTAAAATATGCATTAATTCATCAGAGGAATCAGTAGCTAATAGACGATTGATCAAATCTTCTTTGTTCCCTGATACATGTAGACGTAATTCTCTTAACAGAGCTTTTAACTCTGGTATTCTTAAAGAACGCAAGATATCTACCAATTCAGCATCTTTATAATAACCATCTTGGACTAATTTTTTATGAAATTTAGATGGGCTTTTGATTTCAAAATCATACTGGAAGTATCTTGGATATTCGTTGTCGTCCATGATCGGAGTTCCAGTACTGTATCTGTCGAGGAATACAGCTGTATAAAACTCTCTTTTTTTTAGGGAAACTTCTGAATCATTGACATAAGATGATGAATCCAAGGCGATGTTAGGAGTTGATGGTTCATCTAAAACTTCTTGCTTAGGTTCTTCGGGTTTCGACTTTCTGAAAAAATCAAAGATGCTCATTCTTGATGTTCCTCCTCTCGTAGTTTCAGGGAGATTCTGTACTGATCAGCATCAGGAACATCAACAAATTCCACTGTTTTATCAAAATTATTCTTAACAACATCCTTGATCTCATCTAAGGAAACTCTGAAAAATTCTCTTCTTTGGTTTACAAGGTTTAATTTACGATCTTCAAAAGCTCTATGTAAGGCTGCTTCCAATGCTGGAGCATCCTCTGAAAAGATCATTGCATGTACATCAAATTTGAATGGAACAGAAGCATCTCCTAATTCATCTACACGATCTTGTGGATTTAATCTACGTGTCATACCGATTTTGTAAATACCTTCACCGAATGATCCAATGTTAGAAATTACATATACATAACCAGCTTTTTGGTTAGCCTCTCTGTAATCAATATCCTTGATTTTAGTGTCAATCTCGGAAAGAGATTGTATGATTTCCTCTTTCTTTTGATTTAAATCTTCTATATTGTCATCAGAAGCGGTTGAAATTTGATGATTGATATTAGAAAGGGCTTGTTCGTAATGTTTGCGTTCTTTATCAATATTTTTACGTTGTTCTTTTAGTTCTTTTTGTAATCGAGCTTCTTCACGCTGTTGAGCTCTTAATTCTGCCTTTTGTTCCTTTTCACGCTGTTTTTGAATCTGATATTCGAGAGCTAATCTAAGCTCTTGAATTTTCAGATCATAGTAATGAGCGGTTATGGCAATTGACATTGTTACACCCAATTTAGCAATAGCATTGAAACTTCGTTCCATTTTCTTAACAGATGTATCATAGTTATTGTATTTTACCTTACTAATAATCTCATCACATTCACTGTTGAACGCACGAAGCAGTAGCTTCTGCATGTCTCTTACTAACTTTCGTCCTTTGGCTTCACTACCATTTACTTGCCATCCTATGTTCCCGGATACAGCTGTATCATCCTTGATCATTGCTTTCTGCTGGTTTCGTATATTTATGAGCTCTGCTTTATAAGCATCAGCGTTAGTAAAAGAGTAGCGTGGTTCATATAACCCGAAATCCTGAACAAGAACTTCATCAGAGAAAGTAATAAGTTCATTTTTCAATTCTTTTATATTAGAATTTAGCTCATTAATTTCGTCATTGTAAGCAAGAATAAGCGACTTTTGCTTAGAAATTTCTTCCATGTACTTATCATACTGTTCTGAAAGCTTTTGTTCTTGTTCCATTTTATCATGAGCAAATTTTACTTGTGATTCAGAAATCTGTTTTTGTAAAGATTCCAAATCCAACATTTCAGGTGTAAGCTTCGATTCCAATTTAGCTTTTTCGATTTCAAGATTAGCAATTGTTTTTTGCATTTCTAAATTAGAATTTTCTAATTCCTGAATCTTATCATTTAATTCGTTGTTTCCAAATATTGAATTTAATAACCCCATTATGTTCCCTTCATTTTGATTTTAATCTTAACTTAATTAGTTTTTCAGTGTACCCAAGAGCGAGTGCAATTTGTTCAGTTGTATATTCTTGATATTCTAAGAATGTTTCGTCAGGTACCAGAAGTTCCATAGCAAATAAATCAGCTTCTTTTTCGTATTTTGTGGTGTTAAATCCAGTATACGTATCCATGAAGAGAGCGTTAGCCTTTTTATGCAGTAGCATGTGGCCTAACTCATGGGCGCAGACAAGAATCTGTTCATGTTCTGGAAGAGAATCATCAATATAGATAATATTATTTCTTTGAAAATATTGATAAAACCCTCTGACACCTTCAAGTGGCACTGGCACAAGAATAACATTTAGTCCTTTGATAATCTCAAAAGGATTTCTTGTTTTGTGTTTCTTGACAAGCGAATTTACAATCTTTTTTATGTCCATTCACATCAGTCCTTTTTGTATTTTTTAGGTGTATATTTTTCCTTGTTCTTTTTCTTAGCCATCTCCATCCCAATTTCCATTGCGTTTAGAATAGATTCAATTGCTTCAGGAGAAGCAGGATCACCATCAAACATTAGTCCTTCTTGGGATGTTAGTTTGTCTTTGGTTTGCTGTAGGATTTCTTCTATTTGTTTTGTGTCTCTTTTATTAAGTTCTGCAGAAGAAGATTTCTTTTCTACCAAATCCGATTTTTCTATTCCAAAATAATTAGCCATCATTTCTATTTTGTCAATTCGTGGATAGGTTCGTGCATGCATCCAATCTGATACGGTAGACATTTTAAAACCTAAGGTGTTGCACATTTCTGTTTGAGTAACATCGTTAGCCTTTAGATAGTATTTTATATTTCTAGCCATGACTTCTTTGTTTCCTAAGTCGCTCATTTACCAGTGTCTCCTTTCTTGATTTGAATATGTCTATATTATAATGGAGAAACCGAAAAAAATCAACATAAACCGAAAAAAATTCGGAAAAACCGTTGACACTTCGGTTTAACCGTGGTAGTATATAAGAGAACTAAGGAGGTGAGCGAAAGTGAAAATGGAAACTAGATTTCCTAAAGATATGAAAGCAACATTAAAAAGTATCCGTGAAATGCGAGGGTATAAGCAAGAAGAAGCTGCTAAATTAATAGGAATAGCGACAGATACACTTAGAAACTATGAACAAGGAAAGTCTTATCCAGATATTCCAGTGCTTCGTAAAATAGAAGAAACGTATAATGTACGTTATTCGCAGATTATTTTTTTACCGTTAGACTTCGGTTTAACCGAAATTAAATAACCAGGAGGTGAGAATATGGGAAAAAAACCAGATATCACAATAACTAGTGATTATTTGAATTATGTAAGAAATCAAATTCAAAAAGCAATTACAACGCTCTGCCAAAAAGAATATCTAGATGAAGAAGATGTAGTTGCACTCCTTCAAATGACAGAAGCGTTGCAAAGCTTAGGGACAAAAGCTATTAAGAAGCGTGTTATTCAACGTCCTTATAAATAAATTGAATAGCACTGTCCGGTAACAAATAATTACAATGTTTAGAATTCGCATCTAGCATAAAACAGATACTGGAATCATTTAGATATTCATCAAAGAGTATATCGATATAGTATTTTTCAGGAGCAAGAAAACTAGTTATGAAACGATCTTTGTCAATATCTAAAGCCCAAAGCGATGAATTTACTTGTAAATTTAAAGATTCAATGGTGGTTGAATCGCAAGATACGGTTTCCTGATCAATGTAGAAAATGTATTTCATACGGATTTCTCCTTTCTTGAATACTCGGACATGCCAGTGCCCTGTGAATTAAGTATAGGAGATATATGAAAGAAAAACAACAGAATAATAGCAGATGGCTTAATCCTCTGTCCGATACACGTAACCTGTTTGAGAAATATGTAATTTTGTATGAATCTAAAATCTGAAATTCCCCCCTAAATTGATTAATCATTAAAAATAGCACTCAATCGGGCGGAGACTTAAGCCATCTGAAGAAAGGCAGGTGATAAAGGTGTTCAGGGACAGGCTTAAAAAAGTAATGGTAGATCAAAACATCAATCAAGTAGAGTTGTCCAGAATCTGCAGTGTAAGTAGATCGACCGTCAGTAAGTGGATGTCCGGAGATTCGGAACCGACAAAAGCAAGACGAAATGAGATTGCAGAAGCATTTGATCTTCCAGAGAATTACTTCGAAGAGACAGTAATTCCTAAAAAGAAAATAGAGACGTTAACCCCGAAAGAAGTTGCGTATTTGATGGGAATGGGGGTTCCAACAATCGAAAAAGGACTGATTCAAGGGATTTTTCCATGGGGATATGCAATCCGGACAAGTGAAAATAAGCATAGATATTTCATAAATGCAAAAAAGTTTTTTGCAACTGAAATGATAAGTGTTTGAGAAAGGAGCATGAGATGAAAAGTGAAACAAAAGCCATGATCTGCACGGCAGCGGTGCTGATCGCAATGGGAATATTTAAGGAATTAGCAGCGTTGTGTTTGATCACAGCGATGATCTATGAGGAAGGAGTGAAGAAATTTGATAAATAAGATTTTAAAAGAGCTTGATCATATGATCAAATTTCAAGAGAAAGAAATTGAGCTAGATATGCAGGCGGAAGAGTTAGAAGGCAAAATACACTTCGAAACCGCAAAGCTTCTTGCTTATGACGAAGTAGCAAGAATGATAAAAAAATGTGCCCAGGAAGCGGCAACTTCCGAAGGCACAGATGTAAATACACAAGAAAAGTATAACACAGATTAGAAGAAAAGTGAAATCAGAAAATTGGTAGTTGAGATCTTTGATCTATCGTTGCGACTGCAAGAAATGACAGATGGAACTATAGACTGGATAGATTGGCGAGAGCCAGGTGTTCCGTGTGTATACGTTGAATATCACGGAGCCACCGCAGTGCTAAGCGTTAAGATCTGGGAAAATGGCTTTAGTGCAGAACAGCGACCAGATTACAGTACAATGCTGTTTCTCGACAATCCGAACTGTATGATCGAAGCAGGGTATCTGAAAGAAAAATTGATGGGATTATTAGAAGAAAGAAGAGGAAGCGACAATGAAGAGTGAAACAATGAAGAAAGTAACAGAAGGAATCGTAAGAGGTCATGTTTTAGATACAGCAGGATGCACAGACAAGGCAGCTGATGAACTAGAAAAAGTGTTGGAAACCATTTTGTTCGAAATTAGTGATTGCGTAAATCCGGTTCCAGAAATTGCAAGTGATCTTACAGTGGGCGTTCTCAGATTTATTGCAGACACTTTAGAAAAGAATCTGAATGATAAAGAAAAAGAAACTGAAGAACTTGCAAGAGACACTTTACAAATGAAATATAAGACGTTAGTAGTGAGAGCAAAAGCTTAAGAAGGAAGACAGACTATGCAAACAAACGAAATCAGTAAAGGAATTAAACGGATCCAGTTTGATTCCTTTGATTCTTGGTTAAATGCCAGACATGGAATCGGTGGTTCTGATGCATCTGCAGTATTAGGACTCAATCCATATAAAACCAATACAGAACTGTATTTAGAAAAGACAGGGCAGAGAACAGCTCCAGATATTTCGGATAAGGACTATGTGAAGTACGGGCATGATGCGGAGCCGTTGCTTAGATCGCTGTTCGCACTTGACCATCCAGAGTACAAGGTTGAGTACTTCGGAGACAACATGATCCAGAATGAAAAGTCTCCATGGGCACATGCATCTTTGGATGGAGAACTAACCGATCAGGATGGTCGCAAAGGAATCTTAGAAATCAAGACAACTAATATCCTGCAAAGTATGCAGCGTGAAAAATGGAGAGATCAGATTCCGGACAACTATTACATACAGGTGTTGCATTATCTGTTGGTTACTGAATATGAGTTTGTTGAACTGAGAGCACAACTTAAATCAGTATGGCAGGGTCAGATCAGATTGGAGACAAAAGATTACCATATTGAGCGATCAGACGTAGAAGAAGATCTTGAGATATTAAGACAAGCGGAAGAAGAGTTCTGGCAGAAAGTCGAAAAAAGGCAACAGCCACATTTAATCCTTCCGGAAATATAAAAAGGAGAAATGTATGGAACTTAAGATATACAATCCACAGGAAGAGGGATTTCTGAAAGAGATTGACTGGAACTATGAAGAGTTAAAAACAGAAATCCAAGGAAAAGCAAATGATTACATGAATCTGGTTTATACAGCAGATCAAGTAAAAGATGCAAAAAAAGATCGTGCAAATCTTAATAAATTTGTGGAAGCTTTAGAGAGCAAACGAAAAGAAATAAAAAAACAGATTACAGAACCATATTCAGCATTTGAGAAACAAGAGAAAGAACTGATTGGTATTGTTAATAAAGCAATTACAAATATTGATACGCAGATCAAAGGATACGAAGAAGCAACAAGACAGGAAAAACTTGAAAAGGTCAAAGAAATCTATGCAAAAACAATCGGTGGACTCGCTGACGTAGTAACGTTTGACAAAATTTTTAAGGAGTCCTGGTTAAATGTATCAACAACGTTTAAATCAATCACAAAGGAGATTACAGAAATTCGTGACAAGGTTGACAATGATTTATTCGTCATAAATGCAGACACAAGTTCCTTTGCTTATGAGATGAAAGAAGAGTATCTAAAGAACTTTGATCTTACTGCAGCAATCAACAAAAAACAAAAATTAGAGGAGACAGCGAAGCAGAAAGCAATATATGAGGAACAACTAAAGCAGGAAGAGCAACAAAGAAAACAACGATCACAAGAAGAAGCAAAGAAAGTAGTATTTGCAGGCAAAAGTAAAAAAAAGCCAGTAAAAGCACAGAAATCAATAAATAATACAGGAGAAAAAATATCAACAATCACATTCCGATGTACTGTAAAAGAACATAATTTTAAAGAAGTTAACGCAAGACTCAGTCTAGTACAAAAAGTATGTGAAGAATTTAAAATCATAGATCCAAAGGAGGAATTATAAAATGGCAGTTGGAAACAGTTTAGCAAACAGAACAAAAACACAGTCCACAAAAACAGGAATCACAACATTCCTTAATAGCATGGCCGTAATATCAAACATTGATCAGGCATTGGGGAAGGATAATAGACAGCGTTTTATTACAGGAGTGATTTCAGCAGTAAATAACAATGAGTCACTAAAAGAATGTACAAACCAGTCTATTCTTTCAGGATCTTTGTTGGGAGAATCTTTAAAATTATCACCTTCCCCACAGTTAGGTCATTACTATCTTGTACCTTTTAATGATAAGAAGTATGGAAAAATCGCTCAATTTCAGTTGGGTTACAAAGGATATATTCAACTTGCGATTAGATCAGGACAGTATCGTAAGCTTAATGTACTGGCAATAAAAGAAGGTGAACTTGAATACTTTGACCCACTCAATGAAGAGATCAAAATTAATTTGATGATTGACAAATGGGATGAACGAGAAGAAGCACCAACGATGGGATATTATGCAAGCTTTGAATTGACCAACGGATTCAGAAAAGCAATTTACTGGTCCAAGAAACAGATGATGTCGCATGCAGATAAATATTCAGCAGCATTTTCAAAGGATGCGACAAAGATTAACACAAAATACGGAACAAAAGAAAAAGTATCTTTTGAAGACTATGAAGCAGGAAATTATGATCCAAAAGATTCATGGATGTATTCTTCCCACTGGTACAAGGATTTTGATCAGATGGCATATAAAACAATGTTACGTCAATTGATTAGCAAATGGGGGATCATGTCTATTGATCTGCAAAATGCTATGGAATCCGATATGGCAATGATAAATGAAGATGGTACAAAAGAATATGTAGATGCTGTTACAGAAGAAAATATTGTAGCAGATCAGGATCTGCAGGAAGCAGTAGAGGAAACGACAGAACCAGAGAAACAGGAACCGCAGGAAGAAACAACAAAAGAAGAACCACAGCAGTTCTTTAAATAAAAGAAAGGAGCAACACAATGAAACATTTTAATTTAGAGGAGTTTGCAGGAGGGAAGCTTTCAGTACAGCTCAATAAGGCTTTAGAAAAAGTCACTGAAAACATTCAGGATCCCAACACAGATGCACAGAAGGTAAGAAAGATTAATGTGTCAATCTCTCTTCGTCCAAACGATGAGAGAAATTTTGTATCAACTACAGTTGAAACGAAGTTAAGTCTTGCACCAGAGCTTGGAGCTACAACAGCCCTGAGTATGGGACGTGATCTCCGTACCGGAGAGGTTGAAGCGATCGAGATTTTTAACCAGATTCCGGGACAGATGAGTGTCAATGATGTGATTGATCAGGAAGAGGAAGAGCCACAGAAAGCCTTTGATCCGGACACTGGGGAAATCTATGAACCAAGCAACAAAGTCATTGATTTAAGAAAAGCAAAACAGGCATAAACAGGAGGTACATAACAATGGATAACACATTTTTAAGAGAAGCAATGGAAAAGATCGAAGAACTGACAGATAGTGCAAGAGAGCCACACGTTGTAAAGATCGCAGGAAAGACTTATTGCGATAAATCTATGTCACGATATGACAAAGAAGAGTTTGCAGAACCATTGACAGCTACAAGTCTTAATTCTCTGATCGATTATATCAGTGGAAAGAGTGAAGAGTTAAGAGAATCTATGATCATTCACGTAGAATCTCCAACAAGAGTAAGATTACTATCTGGTCTTACACAGGAAAGAAATCGAGAAGAATTATTCCGCGTAGATACAAATCCAAATGGTTTTGATTTCGATCACTACTATGATCAGGAAGCGTTTGTAATTAACATGCAGACTGCCTTTAAACAGAGTGATGAAACAGAACTGATTCTTTCAGTTGCCGGAAACGTAGAAAATAAAACAGTGGCCAACTATGGAGATGATGGGGTCAGCCAGAAAGCTACGATCACTAAAGGCATTGCAGGAAAAGAAGATGTGATTGTACCGAATCCGGTAACACTTCGTCCATATCGTACCTTCTTAGAAGTAGATCAGCCAGAAAGCAAATTTATCTTCCGAATCAGTGAAGGTTCTAACGGAGAACCATTATTCAAACTTGTTGAAGCTGATGGTGGTCTCTGGAAGTATGAAGCAGTAGATGCTATCAAGAAATATTTAACAGTGAGTTTACCGGAAGAACTGTTAAAAGTGATCACGATCATCGGGTAACAGTTATGGAGACAGTTAGATTTACAGTCCCTGGTGCACCGAAAGGAAAAGCCAGGGCGAGAACTGTCCATGGTAAAGGTGGTGGAACATTCTCATATACTCCAGAACAGACAGTGTTATATGAGAATCTGATCAAGTGCTGCTACAGACAGGAAGCAGGCAACATGATCTTTAACGATGGACAGCCCTTAAAAGTAACGATCATAGCTTATTATCCGATCGTTAAGAGTACAAGCAAGAAAAAGAAACAGCAGATGTTGGAAGACCTTATGTTTCCAACGAAGAAACCAGACATTGATAACATTGCAAAAAGTATTCTGGATGCATTGAATAAATTAGCATATAGAGATGATACGCAGGTGGTAACGCTGCATATGGAAAAGCATTATGCAGAGGACCCACGAGTTGAAGTAGAGATAGAAGAAATCAAAAATGGATGATTTGAATTTTCCAAAATGGAATCCTAGATGGCAAACAATTAGAAATATCAATTCAGATAATCTAAAAATCCGATATAAAGCATTGAGAAACGCATCTTCTAATTTTATCGCTAGGAAAGATGTAAAAGAGTATATCAAAGCAAAGTATCAGAATAAATGCTGTATATGTGGCAGCAGAGAGCATTTACAAATAGATCATGTTGTATCTGTTCTTCAGTTTGCACAAAAGAGACTTCCATACAAAGATTTAAACAAAGAAGATAATTTAGCATTGTTATGTAGAAGCTGCAATGCAGCGAAAGAACCATAAACGGAAGGTGGTGTTCTTAAAGTGGGCCGTAAACCCAAAACAGGACTAGATTACTTTCCTAAAGATGTCGATTATTACGACGATTTTAACATCATGGATCTGATGAATGAGTATGGTCCATTAGGGCAGACCATCTATGATGTTGTTCTATGCATGATTTATCATGAAGGATATTACCTGGAAGTGCCTAAAATGGAGCAGTTAGCGGTAAAAATAATCAAAACCATTGGTAACCGCTGGGTAAAGAAAAAGGACTTTGTGTTACAAGTAATTCATTATTGTGCGGAGATAGGTCTTTTCGATCAAGACCTCCTGAATCAAAATGTTATTACCTCTGTTGGAGTTCAGCGACGCTATAAAGAAGTGACTGTTAGGAACAAAGTCGATAGAAGTAAATATTGGTTGATTGATGAAAACGGTCAACCTTTATTAAATGCACCACAAAATAGCATTTCTGTAACAGAAACAAGCATTTCTGCAACAGAAAAAGATATTTCTGCAACAGAAAAACGACAAAAGGAAAGTAAAGTAAATAAAAATATATATTATAGCAATCCAGATCTGAACAGAGAGTTCTGTCTTTATCTTGATATGAGGAATCATACTGGACCAACATTATCTGCAGAACAGATCAATGCCTTGAAAGAAGAACTTGATTCTCTGGCTGAGAACGATTCTGATAAGTTGGGCATTGTAAGAAAAGCATTTGGTGGAGGATATAAGAGTTTCTTCCCTACATCAAAGAAACGGAAGAAATCAACACCGAAACCAAAGAAAGAAGAAACTATACACAATTTTACACAACGAGAAGTGAAAGATTGTGAGTTTGAGAATCTGGAGAAGAAGCTATTAAAGAAACAATTAGGAGGTGACATAACGTATGGATAATTTAATTCCTGTTAACTACGATACAGAAGAACCAACAGTATCAGCAAGGGATTTACACGAAGCACTTGAGATTAATAAAAGATTCTCAGCTTGGTTTGAATCAAATTCACAAGGATTCGTAGAAAACGAAGATTTTACAAGCGTACTTACAGGTACGGTTGTAAACAATGGAGCACAACGCGAACTACAGGATTATAAAATGTCTGTAGATATGGCAAAACATATTTGTTTAATGTCCAGAACTGAAAAGGGAAAACAGATTAGACAGTACTTCCTTGACTTAGAAAAAGCCTGGAATACACCAGAACAGATCTTTGCGAGAGCATTAAAGATGGCTGATAGAACAATAGACAAATTAAAGACAGAGAAAGCTGCATTGATTGAAGACAATGAACGTATGAAGCCTAAAGAAATCTTTGCTGATGCAGTAACAGCGAGTAAAGATTCTATTCTGATCGGAGATTTAGCAAAAATTCTTAAGCAAAAAGGAATTGATATTGGTCAAAACAGACTGTTTCAAAAACTCAGAAATAACGGATATTTAATTCAAAGAAGAGGTCCAAGTTGGAATATGCCAACACAAAAGAGCATGGAAATGGGATTGTTTGAAGTTGAAGAAAGAACGATCACAAATCCGGATGGAACGACAAAGATCAGAAAGACTACAAAGGTCACTGGTAAAGGGCAGCAGTATTTTATTAATAAGTTGCTTGCTGCAAGCTAAGAAAAAAATGAAGCATCCGGTTGATCTCTGTCCGTAGTAACCAACAACCTAAGATTGTTGTTAAAAGTCGTAGTAATAGTCGTGGTAGTTGTGGGTTTCGGGATGATCTTAAGCGACAGGACGTAAAAAGATGATCACATATGCGGACAGAGATCAGCCGGATGGACTGAATTATATACCACAGTAACTATTAACCGCATAAGAAACAAGCCAATGTATAAGCCATGAGCCTGCTGCCTAAGGCAGTGGGCAGAAAGGAGAACTGATGGCAGATTACAGCAAAGGATTTAAACGCCGTGTTGTACAGTTATGGATCCAACATGGTATGTCCACAAATGAGATCAGCAGAACATCAGGCATCGATCACAAAACGTTGATGAAGTGGTATAAGCGTTTCTACCCTGAGATAACAGGGGGGGGGCGAGACAAAACACGAAGGTTTGCAGTGGCATTATGTAGGCAATTGTGCCGGATATCATAAGTAAAGGAGTATGATCAGACAGCTTAACTTTCTATTTGATTAAGATTCTTCAAGTAACTATTAACGAAGCAAGCAAACATAAACATATTTTTTCAGGTTTTTTGTATTTTTATTTTTCACAAACTAGATTTGGTATTACAATTTTTCAACAAATCACGAAACGAAGAATCACAGCAGTTTATATGATCAAGCAAAGAATAAGGAGAAAGTGATCGGTATAAATGCTGTTTCAGGTAGAAAGTTAAGCTGTCTGAGATAGGTAGATAGTATGAGTAAACAAGATTATATAATGCAGGGCAGAAATGAAGGAATTGCGTTCTGCGACAAAATAGTAAAAGAAAAAGGATTAGAAGAGCTACAGAGAGTAACAAGACAGAGAAATCTTGCAGGGCTTCGAACACTAATAGATCCAAGAGAACTTGACCAGGATTTTAGAGATGCAACACTACAGATTTTAGATACTGTATTGATCATGAGTCTTATAGTTTTGAAAGATGAATTTGATTTCGGAACTAAGAGATTAGATCGATTCAAAAAAAGATTCAATGACAAAACAGAGTGTTTAGAAACAGGAAATGTGACATGGATCGATATGATCGAGCAGGTCAGAGAAGAAAACAACATTAAATTAGATCTTAGAAAGAATGATGTAGTGATGGCGTGGAGGAAAAAATAATGGTAAACAAGAAAGAATTTGAAGGTTACATCTGTGAGATCACAAATAAACCGATCGGAAAAATGAAGTTATGTCCGGACAAGCAACAGAAGTTAAAGGTTCGGATCAAGTGCGATGATAGTTGTATTCATTGTGAGAAGGAAGTGATTGATAATGACTGACGAAGAAAAAAGAATGGTGGAATTTAACAACTACATAGATGACTTTGAACCGATTCCGATACCAAAGGAAGTTGATGACGAAATGCAGAAAGACCGTTTCTATTAATTGTTAAAGAAAGTTAAGGAGAAAGAATTATGGCAAAATTTAATATCGAAGTAGAACTTGATTGGATGGAAGAAGATTCCTATTCAATTGACGAAGAATTAAAAGAGAGAATCATTGAAGGTGTGGAAGATGCCCTTTTAAAGAAAGCAACACATGAAGCATTGAGAATGGTTGATGCAAAGATTGCAGAGAAAGTTAAAGAATCAGAAGAGACAATCAATAAAGCAATCAATAAATTTATCGAAAATGTATGCTCTGAAAAGATTAATAATATTCAGATTCCTGAAAAATCAAGTGATTGGAGTGATAAAATCACATATTATTCATTATCCGAATATGTAGGAATGCAATTTGAAAGTTTCATTAAAGAGAAAAGATATGATAAAGATGGAAATTATCAAGACTGGGGAAGTAATCGGTATTCAGCAGCAGATCTACTTACAACAAAATATCTAAAAAGAGAGCTTGATGATAAGATCGGTAACATGATTCAGAGAGCAAAACACGAAGTAGAAGTTGATATTGTTAAATCATTAGAACAGAAACTAAAAGAGAATCTTGCAAAAGACACTATTGAAAAGATGAATATTCCAGAGGTTTTGAAAAAGCTGCAATCAGGAACCCTTGGAATGATTGAAGAAAAGGGACAGTAAGCATGTTTGGAGGATAATTTATGATCATTGGATTTTTAAGCGGATTATTTATCGGAGCAGTTGCAGGAGTGGCAGTGATGTCACTCTGTGCCGCAGCGAAAGAGAGGGATGAGTTATGACAATAACAGAGAATCTTACAGGTGTCGTGAAAGAGGAACCAAAGACAATAACAGAATTTTTTGATGAAATAAAAAGCAACATCTGTGATAACTATTGCAAGTATCCAAGCGAAATAAAAGACTATGATGAGCTGATAGAAACAGTATGCAGCAAATGTCCGCTGCGAAAGTTGAACTAATTATTAGATTAGTTGAAATATTGGTTGAAGAATAAGTCGAAGGAGTTGTTACATAAATGGCATATAGAGATTGTCCGTGCCTAAATTGTAAAGATAGATCACACGGATCAAAGAGAGTTGCTTGTCAGACAGGACGTGAGAAGTATCTGTCCTGGAAGGCAAAGGAACAGGAATTAAGAAGAAGAGAGAAAGAATCACGGCCTTATTACTCAAATGCAAGAAAAGCGATCATAAGAAACCGCCAGATGAAAAGAAAGAGCGGTAGGCAGATATGATTGATCCATGCAAAGCCTGTGCAGAGATAATCTGCATGGGCATTTGTGCCGATCAGGTGCAATACAAGCAAGAGTATCAGGAGATGGCGGATCGGATAAGGCAGCAGATAATAAATCGTAACAGGAGGGGAGAACGTGGACAAGAACGCACTGATCCAATATTGTGACATGAAAGAAGAAATTAAAGATTTAAGGAGAAGAATCACAGAGACTGAAAAGCAGATCTTCAGAATTGCAGAAGAAGGAACGGTAAAAGACACAGTAAGCGGTGGCATGGGTGGAATACAGCACTTTGTTGTTGAGGGTATGCCAGTACCAGAACTTAGCAGAAAGAGGCTGCTGCTTAATAAACGAAAATCTATGTTGATCAAAAAGGAAAATGAACTTTTAGAATTAACAAATCAAGTAGAACAGTATATAAGTAGCATCGAAAAAAGTGAATTGAGAACTATTTTCCGACTGTATTATATTGATGGAATGACATGGACACAGGTAGCGCACAGGATGAATGCCATGCATCCTAAAAGAAAGATTGCGTACAATGAAAAGAATCTACAGAAGAGAAATGAAAGATTTTTTGCAGAAAATGAATAAATGTCGCTCACTGTCGTAGGAAAATAGTTTAATATATAGACTAAACATTTTGTGTATTGATACTATACGAAAAGTTCTTCTTTAATGGTATGTATTTCGAAGTAAGAAAGCTCGAGAGATTTTTTAAATCATCTCGGGTTTTTCTTATGCAAAATACACATAAAATACACACTAGGCGTTGACTTATACACACTAAATGTGTATAATATAATCATAAGGAGGTAACTTATGAAGCAAAGAGACCTAGTGAAGAAACTTGAAAAAGCGGGTTTTGAATTTGCAAGACACGGAGGAAACCATGATATTTATAAGCGAGGGGATGATGAAGAAAAGATTCCACGACATCGCGAGATAAATGAAAGGTTAGCAAGAGCAATTTTAAGGAAATGGGGATTATAAAATCCCCTGTCCTTAACACATAATAGATATATTATAATAGGAGGAGAACGAAATGAAAGGAGCATACCCAGTTATCTTTACAGATGTAGATACGAATATTTTAGTTGAAGTTCCGGATCTTGGAATTTTAACAGAAGCAAATGAAGAGGGTAAGGCAAAAGGAACCATTGCAGATGCGATAGAAATGGCAAGAGATGCAATCGGTTTAGCATGTATCAATTTACAGGATGAAAATAAACCAATACCAGAACCTACACCAATAGCAGATGTTGACGTGACTAATGGAACGTTTGCAGAAGATGGAAAAGGAATTGTATCTTTAGTTGATGTTGATCTTACAGAGTATAGAAGAGCGATCGATAATAAAATGGTTCGTAGAAATGTGACATTACCCAATTGGTTAAATCGAGAAGCAGAAGAAGCTCATATCAATGTATCTGGAGTATTAAGAGAAGCATTGATGAGCGTACTTGGAGTAACAAAAGCTAGATAATATAAAGAATCAAGCACCTTCGGGTGCTTTTTTCGTACATAAATTTAAGGACCACTAGCTCAGCAGGGAGAGCGGTCGGCTTATAACCGATGAACAGTCCAGGGTTCGAGTCCCTGGTGGTCCATTTAAGAAATAAGAAAGAAGGTGGTAATGTTTGAGTGAAGAAAAAAACTACATACTTGCAGAAGCCGACTATGTAGTGGGAATGAAATATAAAGACATTGCTGCCAAGTATGGAGTCTCGATCAACACTGTAAAGTCATGGAAGAAACGATACGCATGGTCGAGAGATAAAAAGACAGAATGCATCCAAAAGGGGTGCACACAAAATAAAAAGGGTGCACACAAAAAAGAAGCCGTTGCAGAGGACGTAAGTCAAGTCGCGATCAACGATGAACTTACCGATCAGCAGCAGCTTTTTTGTTTGTATCAATCTAGGATGTTTAATTACACGAAAGCTTACATGAAAGCTTATCCAGGATGTACTTATGCATCTGCTGCAGTATTAGGAAGCAGGCTTATGAAGAATCCAGTGATCAGAAAAGAGATTGAACAGCTAAAGCAGAATCATATGAACAGGGAACTGTTAAAGCAGGAAGATATCTTTCAAAAGTACATGGATATTGCGTTTGCAGATGTGACAGATTATGTATCGTTTGGGCGAGAAAATATTCAAGTTATGGGTGCTTTTGGTCCAGTAATGGTAGAAAACAAAGAAACTGGAGAAAAAGAAGTTCTCGAAAAAGAAGTCAATACTGTGAAATTCAAACAATCTGAAGATGTTGATGGAACGTTGATCACGGAAGTGAAGCAAGGAAAAGACGGAGCGAGTATTAAGCTGGTTGATAAGATGAAAGCTTTACAATGGCTTGCAGATCATATGGATATTGCTACAGTTGAACAGAAAGCTAAGATTGAGCAGATCAGAGCTAAGACAGAACAAATCAGACACAGTGAAACTGATACAGGAGAAGATGCAGTTCAATCTTGGATGGATGCTGTAAAAAAAGCGAGGGAATCAAATGGATGATAGAGTATTACATGATTTTCTTGTAGAGAGTATTCCTTTATGGCAGCAGAATCCGGTTCAATTTTTTGAAGAAGTTCTTTCTTTTTATCCGGATGAATGGCAGAAAGAGGCAGCATTTGCTTTAAGAAATAATTCGAAAGTAACGATAAAATCCGGACAGGGTGTTGGAAAGACAGGATTTGAAGCGGCAACGCTGCTGTGGTTCTTAAGTTGCTTTGAGAATGCAAGAGTTGTTGCAACAGCCCCGACACTTCATCAGCTGAACGATGTTTTATGGGCAGAAGTTTCAAAATGGCAGAGCAATTCTCCGTTATTGAAAGAAATACTGCAATGGACCAAAACAAAAATATCTATGATCGGCAGTAAAGAACGTTGGTATGCAGTAGCAAGAACGGCAACCACACCAGAAAACATGCAAGGATTCCATGAGGATAATATGCTATTTATCGTTGATGAAGCTTCTGGTGTTGCAGATCCGATCATGGAAGCAATCTTAGGTACTCTGACAGGATCAAATAATAAATTGCTGCTTTGTGGAAACCCGACAAAAGCAAGCGGTACATTTTACGACAGCCATACATCGGATCGTAAATTATATTATTGCATCACTGTAAACTCAGCAGAATCTAAAAGAACTAATAAGGACAACATTGATTCTCTGATCAGGAAATATGGAGAAGAAAGTAATGTTGTCAGAGTCAGAGTAAAAGGATTGTTTCCCAAACAGGATGATGATGTTTATATGCCCTTGGAAATGTTGGAAGCATCGATCATTTTGGAAGAGATACCACCGGCTGATATTTGCACTTTGGGAGTCGATGTGGCTCGCTTTGGTGACGATGACACAGTGATCGCAAGAAATATGAATAACAAGATCACACTAGAAAAGATTAGGCATGGTCAAGATCTAATGAAAACTGTAGGAGATGTTGTTGTAGAGTGTAGGAACATCAAGGAAAAGTTTAAATATAAAAAAACAATATATGTGATCATAGATGATACTGGTCTTGGTGGAGGAGTAACAGATCGTTTGAATGAATTAAAATCGGAAGGAAAGCTATCTGGTGTAGTTATCGTTCCGGTTAATTTTTCTGCTGCCGTTCCAGACAAGAAAGCAGCAGAAAAATATCATGATATCACATCTTATGCATGGTCCATATTAAGAGATATGTTAGAAGAAAAAGAAGCAGTATTACCAAATGATACAGAGCTTCTCGCACAATTAAGTGCGAGAAAATATGATCTTAGTTCATCAGGGAAGATACGGCTAGAATCGAAAAAAGCAATGAAAGAACGCATCGGAGAGTCTCCGGACCGGGCGGATGCTGTTGTTTTATCTTGCTACAGAAACAAAATTAAACCAATCAGTGTTCCAGGAAGTGATGTTGGAACAAAAGATAGTTACTGGAGGTGAAATAGCATTGTATGATGAAATAGGTCGCATCGGTCAAAACCGGTGGGGCGGTAGCTTTTACGAAGAATTTCTCCCAGAGTTGAGAGGTCAACGAGGAGTAAAGGTATATACGGAAATGGAGTCTAACGATGATGTAATCGGAGCGATCATATTTGCGTTGGATACATTGCTTAGACAGGCACAGTTTTCCGTAGAGCCACAGGGAGACGATCAAAAGGACATAGAGGTAGCAGAGTTCGTGGAGTCTTGCATGAATGATATGCAGAGCACATGGACTGACACAGTATCTGAAATCCTATCATTCCTTACATACGGCTGGTCGTATCATGAGATCGTATATAAGAGGAGATCAGGGCGAACAGGGAACCCTAAGACGAACAGCAAATATGACGATGGTTTGATTGGATGGAGAAAGCTTCCTATCCGATCACAGGATTCTCTGTATCAGTGGGAGTATGACGATGAAGATAATCTTATCGGCATGACGCAGATGCCACCGCCAAATTTTGGACTTTATACGATCCCACTGGAAAAGGCAATCCATTTCAGAACACGATCCAGAAAAGGAAATCCAGAAGGAAGGAGTATCCTGAGAAATGCTTATCGTTCTTGGTACTTCAAAAAAGGTATCCAAGAGTTTGAAGGAATCGGGATCGAAAGAGATCTTGCTGGTATACCGATGATCACACCGCCAGAAGGTATTGACTTGTACAATCCAGATGATCCGGAAGGTTCAAGGATGTTAACCTGGGCTTATAGTTTGGTAAAGAATGTCCGACAAGACAAAAGTGCTGGAATCGTGTTACCACCGGGATTTAAGTTCGAGCTTGTTTCCACAGGTGGAAGCAGACAGATTGATACGAACGAGATCATAAAGCGTTATGATAGCCGCATAGCAATGACAACGCTTGCGGATTTTATTCTGTTGGGGCATGAACACACGGGATCATTTGCATTGTCCGATGATAAGACAGAGCTATTTGCTGTAGCGATTGGATCATACCTTGACATTATCTGTGAAACGTTTAATAACCAAGCGATCCCAAGATTGATTGATCTAAACGGAGAACATTTCAAGGGGATCACAGACTACCCGAAGATGGTTCACGGAGATATTGAAAAGATCGACATGAACAAATTAGCACAGTACATCCAGACGATGGTTGGCACTGGTGTATTGATCCCAGACGACGAATTGGAAACATATGTTCGAGAAGCCGCTAATTTGCCACCAAAGGTAGCTAACGATGAAAGATTCATTGATCCTGACAGAGAAGATCAGCAGACAAACGATCTTGGATCACAGGGAAATAATGTACACCCAGAGAACAATCAGGACGTTGCCGAAGATGATGGAAAGGTACAGGAAGCCAAGAAACGATTAGGAAGGAGCTGATTATATGTTCCTATTCCGAAAGGTTAAGAAGCGTGGATCGATGAAGCCAAATGATGTGAAAGAAGCATTAGAGAGGTTTCTTAATAGCAGCAGTCCAGAATTAACACGCTTGCTGGTCAGGTATTGGAAGGATCAGCAGACGGTTTTTACATTTAAAGAGATCAGAGAAGCTATTCAGGCTGGTGTGATCTCCAAGAAATCTGTAGAAGAATGGCAACAGGATTATTCAAAACTGGTTCATGATAAGATTGTACCAGAGATGGTTAAAGCAATGAAAGCTGGTGCTAAAAATCAAAACCAGCACAAAGGAATAGACATTGGATATAAATTTGATGCAGATCATTGGGCGGTATCTGATTGGTTGGAAAATCACACAGCTGAGCTTGTAACGAATTGTACAAGGGTACAGAAAGATGCAATTCAGTCAATGATCGATATCGGAATAAGAAAACATATGGGAACAGATGAGCTTGCAAGGTTTATCCGTCCCTGTATTGGTTTAACAAAGCCACAGACTCAGGCAGCTATGAAGTATTATGAGACGATCAAGGCAGAGTTGGAGAAGAAACACCCAAGAACAAAGCCAGAAAAGATTGAACAGATGGCAAGAAACAAGCAGATGAAGTATGCAGAACGTCAGCTCAGAGAAAGAGCAAAGACGATCGCACAGACCGAAAGAGCATTTGCATATGAGTATGGCAGATATCAGCATATAAAGAATCTTGTCGATCAAGGCATATTGCCACCACAGGATAAAAAATGGTCTGCAACGGACAGTGAGAATACATGCAGCACATGTAGAGAACTGAACGGCAAAGTTGTTGGAATGGACGAAGAATTCACTCCAGGAAAGTTGCTTCCGCCACTGCATCCGAGGTGTAAATGCTGTGTGATGTATGTCGATTCAAAATCTATGGCAGCAGCGTATGAAGCAGAAGATGATGAACTGAGAGAGTACACTACAGAAGAAATAGAAACTTATGCTGGTAAAATGTCAGAGATCGCAGATAAACATCTTGATCTTGAAAACTCCTGGAGTGGAAAGGTCGTAGTCGATGATAATTCTGGTATTTATGGAATCCAGTGGAACGGAGATATTATAACCAGACATGAAACAGCCCCACATATTTTGTTACATGAACAGTTACACGCTAGATCAGTTACAAAATATGATCGTAAAATGTATAAACAGTATGAGAACATGGAAGAGGGTTCGGTACAGTTTGCAGCACAGGAGATTAGCAAGAAAGAGAATATACAAATTCTTGAATCACAGTACGATCATATGACAGAAGCTTTAAGAAATATAAATAAAGTTGCTGGGTTATTTAAAAATGATTATGATTTTGCAATGAAGCTTATTTCTGTTCCGTTACCAGATAGGTATGACTGGCTGAATAATATGATCTATGATAAAATGATGTTATCAGGAAATATTGAAGATTATCAGAAGGTATCGCACTGGATGGAGGCTTTAGAAAATGGAAAAACATCTTGAATTAAAAGAAAGATTCGATCAGCTAATGAAACAAGATATGGATGTATCAGAACACGAACAAGAATGGTTTGAATTACTGGACGACATGCATGAATGGTTAAAGGATAAGACAATTCCGAGAAATATTCGTAGGCAGTTTGAACCTTTAGGGATGTTAGAAGTAACTATGAAAATCTGTGATGGAATCCATTATGCAAATGGAACTGGACGATATGCAAAGAAAGAAGAATGATGAAGTACAAAGCAATAGAGCAGACAGTTCAGGCAGTGCAGATCACACCTGATATTGAGATGATCGCCCCTGACTGATTCACAAAGAAAATGAATACCGAAGAAATTATGATAGATCGTACACAGCGTGACGGAGCAATCTCCGTTATTGGATGTACGATCTATTTTAATGCACGGAAATATAAAGGCAGCAGACTTGTTGCAAGAATAGGAGACTACGTTGTAAAAGATTCAGTCGGTCGATTAAATGTAGTTCGCAAGAAAGACTTTGATCGGCTGTATAAGAAGGAGGAAGCATGAGATATTTTAACGATTATATACGATCCCCAGCACAGACACAGGACAGTATACGAAAGTCCTTGAATCGAGTAGATATTACTAAGAAGGACGAAGAAAAGCAGTACGTCTTTGGATGGGCTAAGATTGCAGTCGATGAGAATGGAAATCAGCTGGTTGACCGCCAGAACGATTTAATTGATCCGGAAGAACTAGAACAGACAGCATATACCTATGTAGAGTTCTATCGTGAAGCAGGAGAGATGCACGAGCGAGGCGGTGCAGGCGTTCTGATCGAGAGTATTATATTCACTAAGGAAAAGATGAAAACTCTCGGTATAGAGGAAGGTACGTTGCCTGAAGGCTGGTGGGTTGGTTTCCACATCACAGACAATGAGGTCTGGGCAAAGATTAAGGACGGAACTTATACAATGTTCTCAATTGAGGGCAAAGCGAAACGTATTGAAGTTGAGGAGGACGAATAATGGAATTTAGAGATGCATTCAAAATTATGAAATCCGGAGGAAAAGTGAAGCTACCATCTTGGGGTGGATATTGGTTCTGGGATAATGACAAAACAACAATTATCATGCATACGAAAGATGGCGAGGACATTGATATTCGAGAAACAAAATGTCCTGAATATACATTCGGAAATATTACATCTGATGAATGGATGATCGCAGATGAAGAAAATTGCCCAGAGTTAGGTGGTGCAGCATATTTTGATTTTTCCAACGCTATTAAGTATTTAAAGAGAGGACTTAAGGTTGCACGAAAAGGATGGAATGGAAAGAAACAGTATATTCAGCTTGCAACATGTATTTCGTACACAGCAGCAGACGGAACAATTGTTAATTGTGATCACAATGACATTGGAAATAAAGCAATTGCGTTTATCGGCACGTCTGGTGTACAGATGGGATGGTTAGCGAGCCAAGCTGATATGTTAGCGGATGACTGGATGTTTGCAGATTAGGAGATGATCTCATTCTTAAGATTAAGAAATCACACCGACAGGATGAATGGATCGTGTACAACCCTGATTGCTTTGAATTGCATCATACGCACTGTAGGAATAAAAGAGTTGCGATCGCAATCAAGAAGAACGTGGAACGTAGAAGAGTTCCAACATCCAGAAATCTAAGAACCTTGGAAAGTCACATAAGACTGACAGGGAACAAGAACTATAAAAGAAAGATTCAGAATATCATTGAAGAAGTAAAATCTGAAAGGAAAAACTGAAATTTAGTCTTAAATTAGTTAAAAATTAAACAAAACTTAATATAAATTTTTGATTATCTTTTCATATCTTCTTAAATGTCCGCAAAG